AAGTAAAAGATGAGATTACTCTTGGATTACAAGTACTTAGCTGTGTCATGGAGTCTGGGTTGTTTGTATTACAGGCCCCAGAAGAGTTTAAATCCTATACAACACTTGAGTTCACTGAGGAAGCTGTGGAGCAGATGCACTCATTAGAAGAGTGGCAGAAGTACATGAGGCCTATCTATAGACCTATGGTTTCTAAGCCTAACTCAGTTCTAGTAGGGTCCTACCTGGATGCTAAGGTTGCATCAACAGTGTCTATGGTTAAAACCACTAACAAAGAACACTCTAAACTGATTCGTCATGCTGCTGAATCTGGGGCTAATTTCGTTAAAGCTGCTGATTCTATCCAAGAGGTACCACTTCAGATCAACCAATGGGCCCTAGGAGTCGTTGAGAAAGCCTACAAGGCTGGTTTAAGCATAGGGAGTATTCCTCCTATTGACTTGCCTCCTAAAGGCCGCCTAAGGTCTCAAATTAGGTCTCAACAGGCTGGCTTTTTAACTGACTTAAATGAAGCTAAAGAGTACTCTAAATATGATGAGGTATTCCTACCAGCTACTTTAGACTTCAGAGGTAGGGTTTATGCAAAGCCCCACTTGAACCACCAAAGGGCTGACTATGTAAAAGCTTTATGGTATTTTACTGAGGGTAAGCCGCTTGATATGGCTGGTTTAGCTTATTTAAAGATCCACCTAGCTAATTGTGGAGATTTTGATAAGGTTTCTAAGGCGCCCTTTGTAGAAAGAATCTTATGGGTTGCTAAGAATGAAGAAAAGATTATCCAGGCTGGTACAGACCCTTGGGCTGACCAGTGGTGGATAGAGGCTGATTCTCCGTTTTGCTTCCTGGCTGCTTGTCATGAATATGTTCGTTATTTAGAACAAGGCGATGATTATGTTTGTCATTTACCTGTAGCAATCGATGGTTCGTGTTCAGGATTACAACACTACTCAGCAATGCTAAGGGACGAACAAGGGGCATCCTATGTAAACCTTTTGGGCTCTGATGTTCCTGAAGATGTATATAAAGAAGTGGCCAACATTGTTAATGAGTTGGTTTTGTCTGATAAAGATGATCCACTTGCTCAGGAATGGTTGCAACATAAAATTGACCGAAAGGTAACTAAAAGAGCAACGATGACTCTGTGCTACGGCTCTAAGCAGTATGGCTGGAGAGAGCAGATTATTGAAGATTTTATGAAAGAGTACGAAAAGGAGGTACAGCTTAATAAAAGGGAGAAGCACCCATTTAAAGAGCCTGGGAAAGCAGCAGGTTATATGGCGAAGAAACTTGATATTGCCTTAAGAAGGACGGTGAAGGCAGCTGTAGAAGGCATGGATTGGTTACAAGTAACAGCATCCATCTTAGCAGCTGAGAATAAACCAGTGATCTGGACAACCCCTATTGGGTTCCCAGTAGTCAATGGTTACTATGAGCCTATCCTAAAGCAGGTAGATATTAAGATTAAAGGTAAACGCAAACGTCAACAGTTACTATTAGGCTATACTGACAAGCTTAAGAAAACTAAACAGAGAAGCACAATTGCTCCTAACTTAGTACATAGTTATGATGCTTGTCATCTCATGATGGTTGCGCTAGAGGCTAAAAAACAAGGTATTAAATCCTTTCTATTGATTCATGATAGTTTTGGATGTTTACCTACCGATATGCCTATCTTTGCTAATATTGTCAGAGAGAAGTTTGTAGAGTTGTATAAGAATCATGACCCGTTCCAAGCGATTCATGAAAATGCTTTAATAGCTTTGTCTGAAAAAGGTAGAGCTAAATTAACCGCATCACCAAGCAAGGGTAGCCTTGATATTGAGGATGTTTTAAATAGTCAATATGCTTTTGCATAAGGAGAGATGATGTTTAATAAATATGAAGTAGTTCGTGAGTTCGTTAACGAGGGTTATTTGATTCCACTAGACATAGCAGTTAACTTAATGGTTGAAGGCTATGATGTAAACGCATTACACAGAAGCCTAGAGGGCTTTTCTGTAGAAGATTTAATTGACATGAAGGAGTTATACAATGAGTAAATACGTATCACCTAAGGGTGTGGCTGGTTATCCAAAATTAATCAAACCAGATACTAAGTTTAAAGCTGACGGAGAATACAGCACATCTTTAACGATGGACAAAAAAGATGCTGAGGCTTTTATTAGTCAAATTGAAGAAGCTTATGTAGAAGAGTTTGGTCAAAAGGCTGTAGCTAAGGCTAACTATCCTTTTAAAGAAGAAGAAGGTAAAGTTACTTTCAAATTCAAATCAAAGAACAAACCTAAGTTATATGACAGCAAGGGTAAACCTATCCTTAATGCAGAAGACTTAAACATTGGCTCAGGGTCTGTATTGAGTGTTGCTGGTGCAATTTCTTGCCGTGCTGTATCTGGAAAGAACTACGCTACCTTATACATGAATCAAGTACAGCTAATTAAGCTTGTTGAGTATTCATCTAGTCCGTTTGGAGAGCAAGAGGGTGGTTTTGTTGCTGAAGAACCAGCTGCTGATACTTTTGGTTCTACTTCAGAGGCACCTGCTGATGAAGAAGACGACTTCTAATAAAAAGCTGACTCAAGCACACGTCTTATTGCATCATGGTGTTCGGTCTGGTTTGGAGGACACCATATGTCAGGAGTTAAGTAGTCAAGGCGTAGACTATAAGTACGAAGAGTTAAAGATAAAATACACTCAACCTTCTAAGGTACGTACATATACTCCTGACATCCTATTGCCTAATGGAATCATTGTTGAAATTAAAGGTAGATGGGTTGCAGCAGATAGACAAAAGATTGCTTTAGTTAAAGCTCAACATCCAGACAAAGACTTACGAATGGTCTTTAGTAATTCTAAAGCTAAAATTAGTAAGACTTCAAAAACAACTTATGGAATGTACTGTGAAAAACTTGGTATTCCATATGCAGATAAACACATACCTATAGAATGGATCAAAGAATGATTAAAGATTTTATTAAAAAGATGTTAGATTTGTTTAAACCACCACAAACACTGGCTCCCCCTCTTCCTAAAACAAGAAATAAAGCCCCAGCAAAGAAAACATCAAATAAAAAGAAGGTGACAAAATGACACAAAATGAAATGATTATTACACACATGAAGCGCACAGGTTCTATCACTATGCGTGAAGCTTTGATTGACTATTCAGTGCAAAGTTTAACTAAACGTATTCAAGAGCTACGTGCTATGGGTTATAAGATTGAGTCAGTTAAAAAACTACACCCAACTACAGGCCAACGATATACCCGATACACTTTAAAACGTAAGACACCTTTGGGGGCATAATGAACCAATACTCATTTACTTGTGCAGAACAACAAGAGCCAGGATTACCAGAATTTTTTCCTAAAGCTAAAACTACAAATGTAACATTACAATTTGAAGATGGTGTAGTATGGACTGTTGTAGTAGACCAGTTCCTTTCTTTCTTAAGTTCCGTATATGGGTATGATTTAAGTGAGCAGGTAGAATACCTGTCTTTTGAAGAAAAGAAACAGATGTTAAGAGATAAATACGATCTAGAGGACCTATAATGTCAGTACCCATCCATAAATTAGACTGTAAAACAGGATGCCAAGCCGATAGGTTAAAGTTCTTGTTTGAGCAATATGCTTTAGATATGGATGAGATTCTAAATATGCTTCAAACAGACCATATTGATTTATGTAATATACTTGCTGAGGTAGTAGTACCTTATCTTGAATATCATGCACAGCGAGGCGATGAAGAAGCCCAAGCACTAACTATAGAATTGAGTCCATTTTTATGAACAAGCACGAGACAACTTCAGAATTTCTAAGGCACGAGCCTTGTCCATCATGTGGTAGTAAGGATAACCTTGCTAGATATACAGATGGTCATGGCTTTTGTTTTGGATGTAACCACTATGAACCTGCAAATGACGCAGACAATCAACCAACCAAGAAAGGTTTTATGGTTTCTGACGATTTTTCAGTATATAAAGAAGCAGTAAGTGAGGCCCTTTTGGCCCGTGGTATTGATGAAGACACGTCTCGTAAGTTTGGTGTTCGTGTTGGTTATAGTAATGGTAAGAAGGTTCACTTCTATCCTTATTATAAAGAGAACTCATTAATCGCCTGTAAATTGAGAGATAAAGATAAGAACTTTACCATTCTTGGTGAGGGGTCTAAATTACCTTTCTTTGGTCAGAACCTGTGGTCACCTGGGAAAATGCTGGTAGTCACCGAAGGAGAGATCGACTGTCTAACAGTATCCCAGGTCCAAGGTAACAAGTGGCCTACAGTGTCTATACCAGCGGGTGCCCAGGGCGCCACACGGGTGTTTAGGCAGCAATTAGAATGGCTAGAGCAGTTTGAGTCAGTCATTATTATGTTTGATATGGATGAGCCTGGACAAGAGGCAGCCAAAGCTTGTGCTGAGTTATTAAGCCCAGGTAAGGCAAAGGTTGCATCGTTACCATTAAAAGACCCTAATGAGTTGCTGGTAGCTGGTAGAAGCCAAGACATCATTAAAGCGATATGGAACGCTAAAGAGTTTAGGCCTGACGGTATTATTTCAGGTCAAGACCTTTGGGATGTTGTGTCACATGAGGACAATACGGTTTGTGTTTCGTATCCCTTTGAGGGCCTTATGGCTAAGACAAAGGGGCTTAGAAAAGGCGAGCTTGTAACAGTCACAGCTGGTTCTGGCATTGGTAAATCAGCGTTTGTCAGAGAGATTGCTTACCACCTACTTGTAACTGAGAAGGCTAAGGTAGGCATGATTATGCTTGAGGAAAACCCAAAGAGAACAGCTTTAGGTCTCATGGGTATTCACTTAAATAAACCTATTCATATTAATAAGGACGATGTAGATGAAACTTCGTTACGCAGTGCCTTTGACAGTACTGTTGGCAGCGGTAATCTTTTCTTGTACGACCATTGGGGCAGCAGCGATATTGACAATCTTATCTCTAGAGTTCGATTTATGGCTAGGGGCCTTGGTTGCAATTGGGTTGTATTGGATCACCTCAGTATTGTTGTATCGGGTATGGGAGACGGTGACGAGAGGAGACTGATTGACAATACTATGACTCTTCTTAGAACTTTAGTAGAGGAGACAGGTATTGGTCTTGTCTTAGTATCACATTTAAAACGACCTGAAGGGAACAAAGGACATGAAGAAGGTGCTACTACCAGCCTTAGTCAACTACGAGGAAGCCACGCAATTGCACAACTTAGCGACCTTGTTATTGGACTCGAAAGAAACCAGCAAGGTGATTCCCCTAACACCACTACAGTTCGAGTACTTAAGAACAGGTTTAGTGGCGATACTGGAGTAGCTTGTGAGCTGCACTATAATAAAGAATCAGGAAGGTTGACAGAGTTTCCAACTTTGTCTGATAATTACACTTTTTAAGGAGAACACTGATGTTTATGC